GGACGCTTTTCGGCATCCATTACGAATACTTTAGACATTTAAAAATAACTCTTTCGAGCCTCCGATAAATCGGGTAATGTGTGCCTCGTCAATGTTATTGGGCGGTACTATCTAAGTGACACTGACTTAATTGCTGTACATCTGTTTAATCACTTAGTTATAGAGCATGGGACTGGCAACGCATCCCAAGGTATGAACTTAAACGCTTCCCAATAACGTAGCTCAGTAAAGAGCTTAGACTGGTTAACTATTTACCAACAAACTACATTGGTAAACCTTGATTCTTGACTGTTTTCATTATACACAAATAACGCAAAAAAAACAAGTTTATTTGTGTATTTTTAAAAGGTCAAGAGCAAAAGCAATCGTCAACCTTGATAACTTCGATCTCGACACAAAGGGCTTTTAATCGCTCATAAGCCACCACCGGATCGGCTTCAAAATCAACCGGACTAGATCCGTCCATCGGCGCGTCAGACACCGCCCCTAATGGCTCATAGGCACGGGATTTATTATTCCAAAAAAACACCCTGTTAATATGCCGTTCCGTTGCTTCCGGTGTTTCAAGAAAGCAATAGATCAACCCCGTAATAATGGCTTGCCTGACATCAGTCCGAAACCGTCGTTTATCGAGTTTGACTGTCCACAATTCGGTCAATAGTTCCTCGTCGGTTTCTGAGTCATACCAAAGGCACTCACAAGAAAATATATGTAAGTCATTGTCATGAATTTTAGGGGCGGGTTGAAATCCTTTTTTAGCGGGTTTGGTTTTGGCTTTAGTTGATGTTTTCATGGTTAGTTAATTGATTTTAAGATTGCCAGACCTAATTCTTTAGCCAATAACGGAGGCACGGCGTTTCCTATTATTTGTTGGCTTAAAGTTTTGGATTCTGGGAATTGATAGGAGTCGGGGAAAGTCTGGAGCCGTGCCGTCGCTTTCTGACTAATTCGTTTAATTTGGCTTCCCTGCACGATGTCCGCCCAATGGGTTGAAACATCCTTCATAGCTCGAATTGTTGGGCAGGGTTTGTTCTGTGGAGTCGGGAGAATATTCTTGATGCAAGCTCCCGCTCGGGGGATTAACAGGATAGGAGAATGCGAGTTAACATGACCACTCACAATAGTAAAACTTGGATCGTTTGACTCCCGAACTGTAGCCTGTCTAATGAGTTGTTTCCCAATATCAATCCAGGCTTTTTCTGGTAAATAACCCAATTCATTTAGTCGCTTAATCTGCCAGTCTGCAAGCTCACAGTCCTGCATTTCTGGGATTAAATCACTAATAGCTTGATACCATCCCTTTCTAGGCTTTGATTCGGGAAAATATGGGAGGGGTTCTGAGTTTTTGACTGCCCACATGATTAATCGTTTCCGGTTCTGTGGAACCCCATAATCCGCCGCGTCAAGAATCAACCAATGGTAGCGATATCCACAATCAATCAGCGATCGCAATATCGCCTCAAATGTCGGTGATTTTGAATATCCTGGTACATTCTCAAGAACCACCCATCGAGGAGACAATGTTGCAATATAATCACAGCAATAAAGCCCCGCATCTTTATCTTTATGGTCAGGAATATCACCACGCCGCGCCATTGAATATTGCTGACATGGGGGACTCATCCAAAGCAGATCAACCCGTTCCATGAGATGAGTGCGAATTTCACCGACGCAAGAATTAAATATTTTAGTATTAGGGAGATTTACTTGGGCAACTTTAGCAATTTTAGGATCTCGCTCAACTCCCCAAATAGACTTAAATCCTGCTGACTCTAGGCCTAAATCTGCGCCACCACCGCCTGTAAATAATGTTGCAAATGTTAACATTAGAAATCCTCCTCAACAATTGTTAAGCCACAGCCGGGGAGGATTAAACTGGGATTGTTTGAAGCCATTAATTCAACCATTCCAGATGGTAAACAACGCCGGACTATTAATGTCATGCTGTCTAAATTTCTGTCAGTAGTTTTGACGCGATCGCCTTCTTTAAAAACGTAATCACCCAACAATATTTGTTCCCCCCTGACCATCCGAACAAATAGCTTTATTTTGTCCGAGTCCAGGGATTCTCGGACTCCACCCCATGCCCATTCAATTGTTATTTTATTTCTTCGACAATTAACAACCCGCCCAACATATCGAGGGTCGCTTTTAAGTTGAACAATATCGGTTTTTTTGTAGGGGCTTGAGTCGGAAACTTCCTCAAAACTTAGGGTTTCCGATCTTCCCTCTTTAAATACTTGACAGGTTTGTTTCATTGAATTAAATCCCTCAACCCGCCAAGCTGTTCCCTTAATTAAATAGTTTGAGCGGTGTTTGTGAGGGTCAATCTCTACCCACTCACCAATTTTTAAGACTCTTTCAATTATCTTCTTGGTTGCTGCGGTCATGGCGTTAATTAACCTCTTTTTTGTATTTTCGGGTCGGTGTTTCTAATGCTTTCTTTAGTGACCAACCCCGTTGAAGTCTTTGAGCAAAATATTGGAGGGTCATCGGGGGGTTTTGGTTTTGGTAAATCCATTCAACGGTATGTTGTCTTCCCCTGAAATAATAGGTTTTAAAAATGGGATTAGGGGGGATGATTTTGTCTTTAATCTCCTGGATTCTTTCTTCCGACAGTGGTTCGATTTTGTATCTGCCATAAGTTAGTGGCTTAATGATTTCAAACTTAAGAAACCGTTTTATTCTGGTGTTTGCGTTTGGAATATTCAAATTAAACTTATCGCGCATTTCTTGAACTTTAAAGGAAGTTTTGCCTTGTCTCTGTTGTTCGTAAAACCAATTGATAATACTTCCTAAGTCTTCCCAACCAAGTCTATCCATTTAGTTCATCCCCCGTACTAAATTTTTAAATTGGGTAAATTGAGAATCGAATAATAACTTAACTGTTCCGGTGGGGCCGTTGCGATGTTTGGCTAAAATTAATTCAGCTATTCCCGCGTCCGAAGTGTTGGGATTATAATAATCATCTCGATAGATCATCATTACTAAGTCCGCGTCCTGTTCTGTTGAGTTGTGAACAACAATGTTATTGGCAACAAAGTTATGTAGTCCAGGAACCGTTAAATCGAAAACTTCCTCCTCGCCAGTAGGGATGATTGAGACTATTTCATCCCAATAAACATCACTATTGCTAAGAGCAAGTAATTCATCTGATTGAACAATATTGGCAACTTTTAAAGCTCTCTCTCGACTTAAATTTGCCTTATAAAGCCCAGAACCACAGTAGGACTGTCCCATGTGAGATTGTATTTCTCGTGTTGTCATCCCAATAATTTGCATTGCGGGTACAACTTGATTTCTCCAAACTTCTTTGGGAATTACATCTCTATTAGGATTATGAATGCAATCTTCAAAATGTTCAGATATTTCTTGTAGTGAACTTGATTTGTATTTTCCTACTGCCCCAACATTTTGAGCAAATAATTCTAAATCGATCTTGCCTGTGATGATGACATTGTATTGATCTCTACCCTTGCCGAGTTGGGGGTTTCTTTTGAGTCTTGCATTAATACCCAGTCTTAATAAAAGTGTCTGGACATTAGACGCTAATTTTTGACTACTACTTGCATAATAAGCAATGGGTCTCGGTTTTTTCCCTGCAACCAACTTAATACAACCGTCTGTACTCCAAAGATGTCTTAAAAAGCAAGCTATCAACTCTTTTGGCTGCAAAAACACATCTTGAGGTACAAACTTTTCGTAAGACCTTAATCCAAAAACTCCGAGAGAATCCAGCCATTTAGCTATAGGGTTTCTGACACCGTGAGTTAATCGTTGTTTGGCTGGTAAGTAAACCTGATACCAGTTGCGCTCAGGGGAAATTCTGGGGACAATAGTGTCTCCAAATAATTGTTTAGTCATCAACACAACGTTTTCAGCCAAATCAATTTCCCTGGTTGTGTATTGGATGGTATGCCGTGGCAACGTACAACCATCACCTATTAAATGTCCTAACAATGCAACCTCTGAATGAGTCATAGTTTGTTTACCCTCGGTCGATAAATGTCTTGGCAAACATATATGCTGTTTAGGACTTAATTCATCCAGTCTTTTCCAACCCTGAATTGTCAAGAATTTGTGATTGGCAGTTGCCTTAATTTTTCGTCCTAGCCGAGTTGTTAGGGTAAATACAGGTTTGACCCCAGTAGAAAAAGCATTGCTAACAACCGCACTTTCCAGTTTCATTGTTTCTTCGTTTAATGCCCAAACTAGAAACCCTGATTTACCTACCAATTCCTTAATAGGTACTTGTAATCCAGTATCTGCTAATGTGATTAAGCTGTCACCCGTCAAGCAACCCGACTCTCTCAAATCCGCAAGCATTGGGCGTTTGTTTGTGCGAGATTCAACGGCACGACTTAACTGAGATAAGGCAATTACAGGAACGTTTAAATCTTTTGCCATTCCCTTTAATCCCCTTGTAATTCTTGACAATTCTTGCACCCGATTATCGCTTCCTCCGTCCATTAATTGCAGATAATCTATTAGGATTAATCCTAATTTTCCATCGTTTTCGGCTTGCAATTTTTGGGCTTTTTTCTTGATTTCGTTAACTGTTGGATTCGAGGTGTCGTCAATAAAAATCGGTAATTCTGCTAAGGAACTAATTGCGGTTGTCAAAGGTTCCCATTCCTCTTGCTGAATGTTTCCTGAACGAATGCGGGTACTTTCAATTTTGGCTTCGCTCGATAATAGTCTTTGGACTAATTGACCTTTGGACATTTCTAAACTGAAGACTGCGACGGGTAGCCCTTTTTTGGCAATGTTATATCCAAAATTTAAAGCCAAACTCGATTTGCCCATTGCAGGTCTTCCTGCCACAATAATTAAGTCGGTGTGTTGGAATCCTCCAGTCATAGCATCGAGGTCATAAAATCCAGAGGGAACGCCGGGGGGAATCTTGCTTTCGCTCCGGTCTTCAATTTCTTGAAAGGTATCAATTAAAGTTTCACCAATCGAAACTAAATCCTGTTGTGATTTTGATTGGGAAATATTGGCAATTTGTTCCTCTGACTTTTGGAGAATTGTCTCTAAAGGTTGACTGGTATCTTCTGCCAATTCAATAATTTTATGGGCAGATTCAATTAGGTTTCTTCGAGTTTGCTTATCGGCAATTAACAGCCCGTATTGATCAATGTTAACTGCTGAAACTGTGCGGTCTAATAATTGGGTTAATCCTAATTGTCCCCCGGCTTTTTCAAGTAATTTCTGATCGGATAACCAGGTAGTGACGGTCATTAAATCCGTGGTTATTCCCTCGGAATGTAATGCTAAAGCTGCTTTGTAGATTGTTTGATGCGATCGCAGCGAAAAGGATTTAGCAGTTAGCGTTTCCGCAACTCGCCCCATAGCTTCGGGGTCTAAGAGAATCGCTCCCAAAACGGCTTGTTCTGCCTCAACATTTTGCATGATTATTGTTTCCATTATTTCGCTCCATTTAAGTTTTTATTCATTTTTGTGGCGATCAGGTTATTTAGAAATTCCTGATTTTTTACCCGTTGTTCCTCCGAAATTTGTGGCTTGAGGTGAGAGGGTTTAAATTCAATTTGCTCACGAGGGATGATCACAACCGGGCGCTCAAATTCTTTGGGGGGGGATTGCCAATATTTTTGGACGTGGGTTTGAAAGTTGAAACTCAAGCCTTGAAGTGTGGCGTTAGGGAGTGATCCGAGGTAGGACATCCCACCAAGTTGAGTGATCGCGTACTGGGTAGCGTCATCCAAGTCGGCCAAGGAATTATTAGCGATCGCCTCCAAGGTTTTTGCCCATCGGTCTAGGATTGCTGCTTTGTCCGAACCCTTGGCTAGTTCGACTAATTCCTTGGCTGATAGGTCGTGGTTGCACCCGTAGTTGATGAGCGCCCGATCAACGGCTAACTCTAATTCCTGTTCTGATAGGTTTTCCGAGAAGTGGACACACCACGCCTTGAGAGTCCGTGGGGACAGGTTTTGCAAGGCGGTGAAGTGAGCTTGAAGGTCTTGGATCTGTTTTGTCAAAAAGTTGATGTCCATGTTTAACCTGCCTTTTTGGTTTGTCGGGCTTCGATTTCTTTTTGGGCTTCTAATGCCCAATCGGGGAGTACATCGGATCGAACTTGCGGGGTTTGGCGTTCCATCCAGCGATCACTAAATTCCATCAAATGTCTACCGTAGTTGGATAGTAGGGTTCTCAGTCCCAGATTTCCTTGATTACGGAACCAGCCAAACTTAGTAGTCGGATCGTTGATTTCTTTTAAGGCATTCTCTAAGCGCGTCAAAAATGCCTCTAAATCGCCTTGAAAGTTCTCAGAGGATAAAAGACTATCTACCATCACTCTGATATCCCTGTGAAGGTTGTTAACGGGCAACCAGGCGCTAGGTTTATTGGATTGGTATATCTCAACGATCCGGGCTTGATGTTCCTTTTTGTGAACACTATAAATTGGTGTCGGCGCGGCGGATATCTGATCCTCGGATAAAATGCTTTTTTGTTCAGGTGCGCCCTGTTGTATGGCTTGAGGAGGTTCAACTGGTTTGGGGCTGCGTTCTTCTCCCCCTCCGGTCAAGTTCTCCCCCTCCCCCTCCTCAGAAAGACATCCGGTTCCCCCTTGGGGGGTAAGGGGGGATCTTTCTAATACGTTTTTTTGATTTGTATTTGTATCTATGTATTTATCTGGATCGGGTTCTCCATTACGGTTTTTCCATGATGGATTTTCCGTTACGGTTTTTCCGTTGTGGTTCCACTGTGGATTTTCCGTTGTGGTTTCTTGTGAAAGTTTCTGTTTTTTTGCCTTAGCTTTGGATGGACTGAATGGGTCTGTAATCTTCTCTACGTCTTCTTTTGGCATTTGTTCTAAATATTTTTCCTTGAGTTGGGGAGTCTCAAAAACGATGTACCGAGAAGACCATAAACCGCCTGCGTCACGCCACCGCAAATAAAGCAAATAACCAGCTTGACTGAGTTCTGCCAACCCGCTTAATATCGAATCCCTGCCATCGGGCTTGACACCGCAAAGGTGGCTAAGACTAATTTTCCAGTTACTCGGATAGCTGATTAAGAGGCTCAATAAACCCGTGGCTTTAAGACCTAAGTTTGGGTCTTGAACAGCCGAATTATCAATCATCACAAAGTCACGATTATGACGCTCGACTGAGATAATGTCCCCTCCTTGCTGACGTTCTCTTTTCATGCCGCCCCCTTTTTTAGTGATGTAAAATCCACACTTTCTGGAATTGAAATCTTCATATTTTCCTCAAGAATTTTAGGGAAAATGATGATCAGCTTCTTCGATCATCTCCCCGTTTAGGCTGTTGTTCCGACGGGGAATTTTCCCCGATTTTCTGTGATGATTCGCAGAAAAATAAACAATTTATGACTGCGAAAATTGCTAGACTGATTGCGATTTTTTTCATTTCATTATTTAGGAAACCAAAGGGAATGCTTGAATCTTCCCTCTGGTTAATAGGTGTTCTACAATCTGCCCGTTCAATTTCATCCCATAGGCATTTTTCCTTTCCGTGTTTTTCCCTTACGATTTACAAAGCCGATCCGTCCAGGGAAGGCTTGTTGTTTCAGGGGTGCAGGAATCTGGTGATTTGGTCTTGCCAGATTCCTACAGTATTGCTATGGTAGAACAAAAATCTTATAATGTCAATATAAGAAATGATGAAAATAATGATGGACATGGAGGCGAAGAAATTATGGTTCCTTATAGTCGGGTCTTGATGATTTCCTGGGATAAGAAGGCGGGCGCAGCACTAAGAAAGATTAGAGACGCTACAAAATTATCGCGTCGGCAGTTGGCAGAATTGACTAACGGAGCCGTGTCTGAACCCACGATCATTAAATTAGAGCTTGGAGATGTTGAGGCTGTGAGTAGAGAAAAGCTGGATGCTTTGCTGTGGAGTCTTGGCAGTGATATTAGTTCAGTCTTCCCTACGGTACTTGTAAAAAACTTTTGAAAATCGCTTGACAATCTTATAATGCTGTTATAAGATTGTAGATACAAAGCCAAAAGCGGTCAGCACCCGACTACAACATCAGTGCCAACCGCTTAGGGATAAAACCCAATCAAAAACCATGATAGCAACAACCGTCCAAATTAATCAAGTCCAGTCCCCCGCATTAAAAGAAGCCTTGGCACTGGCAAGCAATAAAGAAATTCTCGCACAAATCCTGGCGTGGGATTCCTGCGGCACTTGTAGCTACGAGCCTGATGAGATTGTAGCCGTCAAATATAAGGAGGATATCGTGAGAGTTGAGTTAACCGATGGTCGCGCCACCCACTTATCCGACAATCAAATTCTAAATTACTGGGAGCAAATTCAAACAAAAAAACAGCCCGAAGAAAAAGTTGATGTTGTCAAACTAGCCAAAGAAACAGGAACGGCTGTTTATGAAAACGGTTGTAAGTTGGGCTTCGTAGTCCAGTACCGCAAAGACTTTTATGCGGTTTCTGAGATGTTGGTTCACGGTCGGGGGTTTCAATATTCCCAATCCCGCCATAGTTCGTTTCAGTTAGCCGCCGATGCTTTGGTTGAACAGTCTTGGGTTGACGAGGAGGTGGCGTGATGAAATCAAAGGAACTGAAGGTACAGCGCATTGAATACAGTTACATTGGACTAGATGGAGATATCTGTTTTGAACCCAACGAAGGGTTTTATTACGTCCACAAAGGATATGCAATTGTTGATAAAACCAAGAAAGTATTGAAATCAATTGCCCGCCCATCTGGGTTTGAAGTATGGGCGTATCGGTACAACGCTGTCAACAGACTTATGGATATAGAACAATCTAAATCCGAGGAAGTGGCGTGATAGAAACTAAAGAGGTTTTTATTAATAAAAACCTACTCACGGCAATGAAGGTGATTTTAGACGGTGAATCTTCATTGCCAGATGAGGAAGTGGTATCTAGGGCAAAAAAATTATTAACCTTTCTGTACAAGGAAAAGGTAAATAACAGGATGATTGAACTAGCAAAAGAATTAATTGAATTGCTAGATCGAAAACTAGAAACAATAGATGATTAAGGATGTGGCGTAATGGATGATGTCAAAGAGTTAGCTGAAGAATTTGCCAGATTAATTCAAGAAAGGGATTCGATTCCTTTTCATAAACAGGAAACAAATGCCCGATGTGTGGAGATTGACGACAAGCTAATTCCTTTAGTCATCTCACAGGTTCCCCGTGGAACGATGAATGAGTTTAACGAATTAATTAATTCGATTCTTGGAGAAAACTAACATGGACAGAAAAAATTTAGATAGAGCCTATGAGATTGGATCTGATCGTGGATCTAGTTTAAGTCTGGATTATTTCTCAAATCCAGAAGGGGACATTTTTATCAAGAACCCCAACAACTCAGGGGGAATTATTCTATTTGCCGATGGTAGCGACGGCTTCTTTCCCGAAATGCCGGATGACGACTTTTATCCTTTTGATATGTACAAAGAGCGTAATCAGTAATCGTTTTTCCCTTACGCTTCATAGTGCGATTGTGAGGCGTTGGGGCGGTGCGATTAAGCCCGAATTAAACCCACAGAAATCAAGTTTAACAGGAAACCAAGAATGAAACACTTTTACTGTTTTATTACAGGCTATTTCGATATTGAAAGAGATCACCTGTTTGGGATGAAACTATTAAAAATAAAACCATTTGTGATCTGGTACGGGTGGAAAGACTGGCGAGTTGATGCCAGGAAATTTATCTACGGAGATGATTAATCGTTTTTCCCTTACGCTTCATAAATATCTTAATTTGTGAGGCGTTGGGGCGGTGCGATTAAGCCTAATTAAACTAACAGAAACCAAGCTAAAACAAAATGACAAAAACAGCAGCCGAAAAATCCACTATTTCCGTCTTCGGAGCTAAGCCGAAAGATGCAATCTTAGTTCCCAATTTCCCTATTGCCGTTCGTAACAATTGCCAAGCCGGACAATGGACAATTGGCGACACCGATTATGGCTCTAAATGTTCCATGACAATCCTGAAATTCTCCAAATTCTGGGGCGACCTCGGACAAACTCAAGGCGCAACCTGGGGACAGATTTGGTTCGTCGCTGAATCGGGGGAACTGCCTAAAGGTGTGGTGATGGTGACGTACTTAAAAACCCAATCTTTAGGGGATTTTAACCGCCTCGTCACAGAAGTTCAAGCGCGAGGTGTGGAACCCGCGACAGGCATTTTTGTACCCGAATTTGTCAAACAGTCAAGCTCCAAACCCGATGCCAACAACGTTATCAAGCCTGTTAATTATTACAGCCTTAAGTGGTCTTGGCAGGAGCGCACCGACTGGGCGATGTTAGATCAAGCGTCGGCGGTTTTAGCTGATCCGGCTAATCTGTCTCGAATGACCGACATGGAAGGGACTCGGATGATGCAGTGCATTGATGGTCTTGCTCAAGATGAATTGAGTTATTTGGTTGGGAACAAAACTCCCACACTCCCCTCGGCACTGCCACCTGTTGAAGTAAAAGTTCTCGCTGGAAGTAATTTCGATTTCTAAATAATCCGGGGGTGAAATTCCCCCACTTTAAAACTCTACACAAAAGAAACCAGGAAAGTTATGCCGAAATATTTCTACTCAATTACTCCTACATCAACAGAAGGAGAGTATCAAGCAAGCAAAGGCGGTGAATTGACCGAAGACGAATACATAGAAGAAATTCAATATTCCTGCCTTATTGGTGGCGACGATCCTCTGCCAGAAGGATCTGAAGACATCCGAGCTTTCATCCAAAATGGTAACGGTTTGGATGTTTATGTCAGAGAAGCGGACGACTACGAAGATACCGAGAAATACTTCGGCATTAAGTAGTAATTAATTCCGGGGGTGAAATTCCCCCAATTCAAAACCCAGCATAAATAAGAGAATTATGAACGCATCAGAAATTAGACGGGTGGCTTCAAATTACGACAAGGATTATTGCGCGATGCCAGAAGGTGTCGAACTTTGGGGAACAAGAGAGGGGGATTGGTGGTTAACGGGAACCAATTGGTTTCTATTAAGAGAAAACACTGTTCTTTCTAGTCAATACCAACCGCCCTGCGACAGCGAGAAAGAGGCAAAACGCCTACGAACTAAATGGATTAACGAGTTAATGAGAGCAGGAAAAGGGTTATGACAATATTAAATTTACCCATCAAAAAGAAATGGTTTGATTTAATAGCTTCCGGCGAAAAAAAGGAAGAATATCGAGAAATTAAACCATACTATACAACCCGATTTCATAAGCCACTAACCCATATCCGCTTTACCAACGGATACGGCAACAGCGTCCCATCGATAACTGTTGAATTGCTGGGAATCTCTAAGGGAATCCCCAAGCCTGAATGGAGCGAAGGAACAATTGAACAAGGGACAGAAGTTTATGTTTTATCGCTTGGGGATTATATCAAGCAGAAAGGAGAATCATGAAAGCAATATTTAGAGCTTGTGGTGACACAGAAGAAATAGATTATCCTTCTTTGACCAAAGAAGAAATCTACCAAGAATTTATCGAATGGCCGCTAGAAAAAGCGGATGCTTCAATTGATATTGAAGCCGAAGATGAAGGAGGTGATGTTTAGACAAAAATCGTTTAATCATTTAAACGTTTGTGTAAGTAAGAATCTCCTGGGGTGGAAAGCCCTCTAGCTACACCCCTTTTTTAACCCATTAACCAGAAACCAGATGTCAAGTACGAAGCGTTATTCTCCAGAAATTAGGAAAATAGCTTACGAAGCTATTAAGTCGGGCAAAAGCCTGACCGAGATATCTCGAAATCTTGGAATAGGGAGAGCCACGCTTTTCCGGTGGAAGCGAGTCGGGGAACTCCCTGCCGACTACGGTAGGGTCGCCCCATCATTTCGGTCAATAAGAAAAACCTCACAACCGGAGGAAATTTATCAACAATTGTTTTGCAAATTGCCAACTCTAAATCAGGAGTTTGCAGAACACCTCATAGAACAGTATGAGGGGGGCATATTTTTTGCCATTGAATATGCCAAATTAACACTAAGACGAATACAGAAAGGTAATGAGTAAACAGAAAGGCTACGCGATTTGGGAACTAGGAAAAGGCGTTATTATCGCGTCTTATCCGAGATTTAATCAAGCTCGGAAAAAGTGCGAGGAAATGAATAAATCTGGCACTGGCAGATACTATATCCAGGAAGATTGGGATGGAGTTCCCGTTTCAGTTATCACAAGAACAAGGGTTGAGCCATGAGAAAAACAATTGTAACCCATACTATTTATGGGCGCTGGAAAATAAAGGCAACTGTCAGAAAATGGATCGCTGTGCATCGGATTGACGACGACTATTGGGGTGTCACTCACTTGGCATCGGGGCGATGTTTCCCAGGGTATTTTCACTCTAAAAAAGACGCGATCGCAGCATCTAAACTAGCTCGGAGGATGTTCCCCCATCCATTGAGAAAAAAAAACCAACACTTAATGCCAACTCAAAACCAGTGGCTTCAAACCCTCTGGGATGCCAAGATTGCATTTACTAAATAGGAGGAACACTATGTTTGTGGGAGAGTATTCGCTAGGAAATGCAGAGGCGACGGAAGAAAACATTGTCCAATTCCCAGAGAAAAATATGGGGACAGTGATGAATGAACAGGGTAAATTAGTCCAATCTGTTTATAATTTGCAATCGGATTTAATAGCAGGGGGAATAAACAAATCTGTCTACATTCTCTATATGCTTCGTCTTCTTTATGGCTGCAATAAAGATTTAGAAGTTACACCAGAAAATCTAATCACAATACTTGACTGTTCTGGCGTAACTCCATTGGGGAAGGAGAAAGAAATTAAATTCGATGTGCAAGATGTTCAGGTTGAATTGGCAAAACTTTCTAAAAAAGGATTGTTGGAGATTAACGAGGTTCCTATTCAGTTAAGGATTCAAGGTTTATGATCACCCAGGATTATGAACTTGGATCAAAGGTTGCGGTTGCTAAACTTCTGGGATTAAAAAACCCAGATTCCGTTAAGCACTACCACAAGAAATGGGATAACGGGATTCACTATAAGAAACGCCCAGGAGGGAACCGGAGCGGCTACAGCTACAATCTGACATTAATTAAGCATTGGCAACTGTGCCACGAAGATGTTAAAGACAGGAATCACGCTCAAGCAATTTTGATTTATCGCCGTTCACTCAAACCCTAGAGGTAAAACAATGAAATTATTTGATCGGATGCGCGATGAAACCCGCGGCGGACTCCATGACGGGTTCCATGACTGCACTGTTAATTTCAGGCTATGGCGCAATATTGTCAGTCGTAAAAAACCCCACGAGTGGCAACTGACAACGTTTTGGTACTGGTTGAATTATTCTGGAGGGAATTGAAATGCAAATGTCTTGGCGCGACTGTTCAATCTCAAAGATTGCAGACTCTTTGATCGAGTACGAAGCACAATGCGCTTGCCTGGGTAAAGAAATCGACTCTAAGGATGCCCGGAAGTATTGCAACGACCGCTACCCATTCGGAGCCAGAGAATATTCCCCTTACAAAATCTGGCTTGAGGAACTGAAACTGGTTCCTAAATTTGTGGCACTGAAACAACCATTCAGAACCTATCCCGACTGGCGAAACTGTGTCAACAGTCGGGGGGAATCGTGGAACAATCCAAAACGTAAAGCGGTTGCTAGTGAGGGTCAGTTAAGTTTGTTTTAGCTATTCATTCTCGGAATCATCCAAAATCCGACTGATTAACTCGTCTGAAGATATCCCCAAATCTTCAGACCTTTCTGCTAACATCCGACTAATCAAGTCTAGGTTAGCTTCGATCCTAGTCTGGAGAATATTGCCAGCCAATGCGGTTGGGGTTGTCCCTCTTAGGAAAGCCCAGATTCTAAGCCGCTTTCGGTAAAATGCTGAGGTTGTCAAGCCTAATCTGCTTTTTTCGTCAGTTGCCATATTAGTTACTTTAGGTTTACTCTTGAGTATATAATGATTTTAGTCACGCTAAAAGAGGCGAGAAGGCTCTAACCCCTCTCACCTCAATCCCAACCACCTTAAATCATCAAGTTGAGACAATACCATGTTAAGCCAAAACAACAGCCAAAACAGCATTAATAACATTAATCCCGTACATCTACTTCAATCCAGATTGGGATGGACAATCGAGAAAATAGCTGAAGAAATGGATTATTCTGTAAGCGCAGTTAGCAAGTGGAGCTCAGGCGATCGCAACCCGTCACCGAGAGCCATGAAAGAAGCTCAAAAAGTATTAGCCAACTATCAAAATTGAAAAGCTCAAAAAACAAACCCTCTCCAGTGCCTTGCTGTGGAGGGTTTTTTAGTGGCTATTAATCTTATTCACAAGTGCAGGCACAAGTGAATTGTTTCCTTGATTGGGTGGGTTTATTGTTGTAATCAGTTAAACGAAATCTTTCGAGTAACTTCTCGAACAACTTTGACTAAAGAACAATTATGCGGAGCGCGAATACTGAAACAGTCGCATTCTACACAAGGGAACAAGTTGCTGAAACACTGAATATCACGGTCAACTATTTGAGACTCCTGACCAAAGAACTAAGAGAAGCTCTTGACCCTATGGAGTTCGATTTCAGACCTAACGACGGCATGATTTCCAATGACGCTGTTAACAAGATTATTCAGTACAGGGAACTGGCAACCCGTAAAACCAGGAAATCTGCCCTAGAACAAATCAAACGCAAAGGATTATAAAATGACCGCACAACAGACCGAAACTTACGACTTAGACGCTATTGCATCGGCAGTAGGAATCACACCCAACAGAGCTAAAATTATTGTTGCTTCCTTGGTTGAAAACTTCCATTTTGATGCGACAAAAGTTCCAACAAACGGTTTAGTTTCTATCCTTTCTTCAATCGTAGGAATCCAAGAAACTCACAAGATTTCAGTCGGTCAAGCTGTTGAAAAGTATGTGACCGAACTGCGACAAAACCAAAAACAACCAACAGGAAAAGCTGGTCATACTGCCGGAACAATGGCAGAAAGTGTTGACAATCTTGCCACCAATCTTGCTAAACAAATGGCTCCAAAGGTTGTTGAGTTGACAGTAAAAAAACTTGAGGATGAAGTTATCAAAGAGTTGTCGAAAGGTTTTGAAATGTTCACCATCAATGATTGCTTTAACCAACTTGGAATCATTATTGATGCTGAAATTCGAGAGGTTGAAAAAACTGATAACTTTCAAATCTCTGGAGGAGAAAACATTCTCGGTTACTTTGCATTGCCGGAGGGCAAATAAACCAATTAAAAAACAATATCCCGAAGTAGTTTTTCTTATGCACGGAGGGATTTGTTAGTTCAATAATCAGGGTTTAATCATGGTGTCATCTATCGTAAAAACAGCAAACAACATCAAGAAATCAATGATAAATACAATCATACTCTTGATAATTGGAACAGGTATTGGTGGCGGGTTAGTATTTTGGATGATTCAAGCAAATGCTAACGGGATTTGCAGTCTACTCTCTGCAAGAAACCAGTTTATTAATCTCATTGAAAAGGACTCAAAATGATGGATACAATTCTTCTCCCGTTGGTTCACGATAACCTGTCATGTGGCACGGGGATTCCGGTAAAAAACATGGCACAACTTGGCACAAGCCTTGTCATGTGCTTGGTCACGAATGTGACAGGTCAAGCTATGGCATTTGAATTACCCCAAGGGTATACCTACCAAGATGCGTATTTGCAAACAGAAACCATGCCACAAAGTCCATGCCAAAATCGGAGAACTGTAACCCAAGAATACGAGTACACATTACCCCAAGAAACTCAAGAATATGAGCCACATCAGTATCAACAGAATCCAGAGATTGCAGAACGCGGATACGGTGATTCAGGATTACCAAGTTACAGGTTCAACATCGGAAGTCAAAACACCATTGTCATTGACTTATTCTGAGCTTGAAGAAATGCGTAACAGAATATTATCTCAAGATAAGTGTTCTGATGTTGACTTAGAAAAATTGGTGTTAATCAATGAAAAATTAGGAGATAAACCCGTGAATTTTGACAAATTAAAAGGTTGGCAATGGTTAGGTTTAGGTATTGTGAGTGGTTTGTTGTTACATGGTTTTTTAACAAGACCACAAACGCAACCCAACACATTTTCTGCCCCTGCTAACAGTGGAGCACCAGTAATCTACAACATTGACAATAATTAGCAATGTACCAAATTAAACAATTAGAACGTTTAACGCTTTACATGGTTTTAGGACTTATCCTAATAATCCCACCTGTTCTTTACACAGTTTTCAATCGACCAACTTTCAATTCTAATCCGATTATCTTAAACCTCAAAAATTAAAAGGGAAAAAAGCAATGTCTAAAAAGATTGAGATTAACTACTACGAAGCGCCTGGTCAAAACTACCAGCAACAACCTTCTAATAATTGCCAACAGCAACCCAATCAAAATCAAAACCCGATAGCGGGGATTTCTTCAAATGTAATGCTTGTACCTCTCGGTTTTATAGCCCTGTTGTTTTTATCCCCTATTATTTTGGGAGGTACAAGACAGATTAATTATGCGCCACCAAGTAGTCCCATAATTATAAATAACCGATAGATGGATAGCATTTATACGAAAAAGGAAATGATGTTTTGGATAGTAGTTTGGTTCTTAACTTATTTCCTTTGCTTACAAAGAGGGGGAGCAGATATTACCGATAATCGCACCCCAGACAATACCGGAGCCTTTTGTCGAGCTTATATAGAGGGGGATTTGTGATAACGATAAACCATAGATTTATTATCCAATGGATGATTTTTGGAATTTTTATTTACCTAACAATTCCCCCGTTAGTCGCAATCCATAACAACATTGTTTGTAACCGATATTATGAACAATTCAAAACGAACAGATAAACAACAAAGGAAAATATGGAAAAAAACAAACAGAATTTAATTTGGGGTGGTATTGCGTTAGCTGCCTTGGCTTTTTTCCTCTATTCAGGAAAACTAAGTTTACCAAACCAACGCCAAACACAATCACCACAAAATCAAACACCGGGTTCGATAATTTTAGACTGGTAAATCCATGTTGAAAGATTTTAAGTGTGCAGCTACCTATCTGGGAATAATGTGGGCTTTAGAGATGTTTTTCCCCGGATTTGATTATTTTGGAATCAGACCAGGAGTGGAAGGTATAGGAATGTTGGGAATTATAACCTCGCCATTCCTACACGGAGATCCCCAGCACTTGATAGGGAACACAGTCGGATATTTACCCCTCGCAACCCTAACAATTTTCAAAGCCCCTGGAAAATTTAATTACAACTTTTGGCTGATTTCAATAATTGAAGGCTTTGGTGTTTGGTTCTTTGGTCAACCTGGTTCAAATCATATAGGAGCAAGCGGGGTGATATATGGATTTTTTGGATTTTGCCTTTTGTCAGCTATATTCCGGTTGGATTTCCCTAATTTGGTATGTGCAACAATCACTTGGGTAATATTTCAAGGTTTAATCGGCGGAATGCTGCCATCGGTTGCGCAAGGGATTAGTTGGGAAGGTCATCTGGCAGGGTTTATTGGTGGTGCGATAGCGGGGTATTTAGATGCAAACAGTCAGAAATTGGAGACAAACTAAATGTATTTACAACAATCTGAAACCCAGACCTCCCCCCAAATAACAGGGTTTCACGTTTTCAATTGGTCAATGGCTCTGTTGAGTTTATTGTTAGTTGGTTTGATAACTTCTGAAGTTGTCAGGTTAATCAATAAACCAACAGAGGAGTTTCAAAAGTTTGTAGCGGTAGCCAACCTTTCAGGATATGAAAAATGTCTAAAAGCTAAAGGTGGTGAAGGTTGTAAAAAACAATTACTTAATGAGTGGAGTAAAATCAATGGCAACTAAACTAGACGGGTTACGCAGTCGATTTTCAACCGGAAACATTATCAAAGAAGCTGGCACGGGTGCTAATTTCTCTAAAGTGATGACCCCTACCGGAAAAGGTGATATCACCCCCTATACCCGTGAACGCAGCTATGCAGGAACCGATGATTTTGACCAACAATTCAACATTCCCGACCGAGTCAACCCCTCCGAGAATGAGGCTAAGGGAGCTAAGATTATCGCCGAGAATGCGATTAAAGCAGCATCCAATAAAAAGATAATTGTTGAAGCTCAATTGAAGGTTGATAAAGCACGGACTGAATGGTACGAAGCTGACCAACAATATGTTAAAGGTGTGGCTGAAGGTTCACTACATCGCTTTGAGGAGAAGATTCAAACCCAAAAAATGTTGGATGGTCAAGCTCCTAAATATATGCAAATTGTTGGTAATTATGCTAACGAGAATGTAGGTGCTGTTAATGTGATGAAGCAGTTGGACAAAATTGAAAACTCAATGAAACTGTAAATTTATCTGGGGGTGAAACATCCCCCAATCAGAACATGAAACTATGGAAAGTCAAAAAGTTTTCAATCTTTGGAACGGGTTTATCTTGTTCCTTTTTACTGTCTCATTTCGCACTAACTTATCCAGAGGTTAGAGTATTATCAATTTGTCTTTATCTGGGTTCAATTGTTGGTGGCGTGGCAGTTTATTTGTTATCAGAGAATCAACAATCAACCGATTCTGATGAGTTGATATTCGGTGCAATATCTTTATTGATTGGTATATTTTACGCTTTAGGAATAGGACAATCTTGGATAGTCTTAAGATTATTATTGTGGATTTTATTATTAACAATAACGGTTTCATGTTGGATATTTTTCTCTCTACCTCAAGGAAACAATGAATAACACCCCTGAACATTTAAAAAATCCTCACCTGTCAACATGGTCAATAGGTCTAACCATTGCTGGCTGTAGTCTGGCAATCCTCTCACCTTTGGTAATCAACAAAAACCCACAATTAGGGATAGTTGGAACATCCGCGGGCGCGGTGTTATCTGTTGCGGGTTGGGTGATGGGGTGTCAGGCAGAAAAATCATCTAAGTTGCAAGCCAAATTAGAGGAACAAACCGAGGCTATATTTTTGCGACGTTTAGGTATGGAATATGAATTAGAAAAAATTAGAGATATTAAATATTTAGACGAAAGCCAACAGGCGATCGCGCCAATCAAAAACCATAATCAAATATTGCCACCATCACCACCATCACCACAAAACCAACCAGAAGATAATGAAAGGAATCTTCGCCGGAATCAATTAATGGTTTTAGACCGAGAGATTTCTACAGAATATAATCAAGATAATTATAATATTCCTTCAGATGGATTGTCGTTCGTCCCATGTGAAATTCCCTCTGATAATACCTTAAACTTTTATAATTGGGATAAATTAGCAGATGAATCTTCGGGAATATTGATCGGGGGAAATTCTGGGAGCGCAAAAACATCTCTAGGCGCTGGTTTCGTGATTGGCAAATTGACTCAACATAAACCCGCCGAAGTGATTGTTTTAGATATTCATGCCTCTAAAAATCCTATTTGGGAACAGATGGGATTTCCCAGAATTGAATCAGATGTTGAAACAATTTATCAGATTTTGTGCTGGTTGATTGAAGAGGTTGAAAACCGGAAAGAAAAAGACGGGCATTCTATAATAATTTGTTTAGATGAGATTAACGACACGATGTCCGAGTTAGCACAATTAGATATTGTCAAACCATTACAAAGCAAAGAAAAAAGAGTTAAGACCTTTACTTATGCGATTCGGAAACTTTCTAACGCCAGGAAATTTGATATTTGTTTAATCGGTTTTATGCAATCTCATAATACTGAAGCCATAGGGATTGATGGTAAGTTTAGAAATAATTTCCTTTTAATCCTCTGTGGCGCTAGTGCTAGGAATGAAATTCAAAATCTATGGAAGCACGACACCCCTGAATTCCAATATATCCAAAATGCTCCCTATCCTGTTGTTGTTTGTGGATCAAATCAACATCAAATCGCCGAACATCCAACCCACAAACATCATGTTGAGTATAGGAAAAAAGGCAATGCCCCCGAAGGTTTATTGAATCCTAATTTTTTAAACAAACCCATAGACGTTAAGACGGTTTCACTCCCTAAGATTGAAAAAGATGTTCCTAGTGTACTGCAATCAATAAACCCATTAGATTGCAACACATGGCAATCTATTGATTATCCCAGTGGTTTACAGTGGCTACCACAACACGAAGCAGGGGTATATTGTGTATTTGTTGACGGCTATCAAAATCCCCTCTATATAGGTCAATCTAAAGACCTTTGGAGACGTTGGAATAATCGAGGTGATTGGGAACATCATGTCAAAAAACATCTTGAATCAATCGGTGATTTATCGGCAAAAATAGCTTTTTACATCACAAAAAATTGGGATGAACAAAAGCGATTAAGTCTTGAATCTGAATTACAAGCCAAATATAAGCCTTCGTGGAATGGTACAGCCAATAAACTATTGCCGGATAAAACACTTTCAGAATCGGCTCAAGCTGTATTGGAATTTATCAAAGAGATTTTTACGGGTACACCAATACCTGCTCGTGACTGTTATCGCAAATCATCACTCAGAACTCAGTTTGGTTTAAATGCTGAAAATACTGAGTTAATATTTGATGAACTCCAGAATTTCGGATTTGGGGAAAAACTTATTAAAGAGATCAATGGATTTAGAAGTGTTAATTTTTTACTGAAAAAGGAGGATAATGATTTAGATGCTGTTAATGGTGGTAATCCGAGTTGGTAATTTTGGATTGTAAATATTAGCAAACAACACAAACACAAATATATGAACACAGAAGATTCCAATATTAACTACGTCTATCTGTTACACGCTGAGGGTAGTGATCGATTCAAGATTGGACACTCCAACAATCCAGAGGGTAGATGTCAAAAAATTCGTCAACAATCCCCGTTCCCTATTTCGTTGGTATGTTCTTACATAGTGATCAATGCTCATGAATGTGAGCAGAAACTACACAAAATGTTTTCCCATAGACGAATACATGGAGAATGGTTTGTATTTGAATCTAGGGATCACGCACGCGGCTTGATTGATGAGTTTTTCTCAGTTGGATTGCACGCAAGGCTACAAAACAAGGAAGTAAAAAAATCTCGGAAGGTAGATTTGAAATTGGCGCAAGATGTTTGTTCACTCATTAAAAAATCCGAGCTTCCAGTTATTACTCTTTACGAATGTTTTTTACACCCGTCACTTATTGCATACAATCTAACACTGAGAATGGTTGAAGATGTTTTTGATTACCTTCAAGAGCTTGAGATTGGGAAAAAATATATAGAAGACGACAACGCCCAAACCATTACTTTTTATTTAAGAAAAACCCCATGAATTATCCCGAAGTTGTTGAATCAGTCTACAGTCAAATCCTGTCCATCCCAGAACCCAATCCCATCCCCAAAAACAAAGACTGGATTCTAATGGTCTTGTATCACAGAACGGTAAACCCTTATGCTAAATACCCATCCGATTAACTCAGGAATGAAGAAAACTACCTATAACGAACAGGAGTCTTAATGGCAAAAGCAAAATTAAAATCAGAATATCCAGAGATCGCGGAATTAGTTGTTGAGACAGCAAAAAAGCGCGGGGGGAATCAACAATTAACTGATATTAACTGGGTAACAAAAACCCTGTTCAAATATCAGAATGGTGTGACTCCTTTGACTGATACAGACTCGGATTGTGTTAGGATTGGAGAGGGACTAAGACCTCGTTACGAGTGGCAAGTAACGCGAGATCATATAGCTTTTGCAAATGCCAATAGTGCTAAGAAAGGATGGAAATGAAATACAAAGGAATTGATTTTGAATCAGAAATATGTGCTAGATGGGCTATATTTTTTGATTTGCTTAACTGGGAATGGCTGTATCAACCCCGTACATTTGAGGGTTGGCTTCCAGATTTTGTTTTAATAGGGAATGGTGTAAAAGTTTTTGTTGCTGTAGTATCGAGAGATTTTTTTATCTCTGAAGCCACAAAAACAATAGATAGGGTAAGTTTTTCTACAAATGAACGTATAGAGTTCTTAATACTTGGATCACAACCTTTTCTCAACAAGGACGTAATTAATTTAGGATTATTGAAGGATGGGTACGATGACTCTTGTAGTAGTTGGGTTCCTACATCTCTTGGCAAATGGTTTGGGTCTGAGGGTGCGTGCAAAAATGAAAAGAATTTATATGGATTCTGTCATTCAGAAAATTATTTTAGTGACAGGATAACGGGTTGCTACGATGGCGGGACTATACAGGGGGATTTGTGGTATTTTCCCAGTGAAGAATACCACTTAAACAATTTAATAACCCTTTGGTCTGAGACGGGGAAAGTTATGAGTCAAATCAAGACAGGATGGAGATGACAACCAAGGAACAACTAGAATATATCTGGTTAGTTGATAGTTTGGTATTTTCCGAGACAGGAAAACATCTTGATAGCTTGACTAGAAAGATTATCGAGGGAATATTAAACGATAATACTTATCCTGAGATTGCCAAAAATCTAAATTATGGGTCTGCTTATATTGGCGATAAAATGAGAATAATATTTAAAATTCTAAGCAGAAGACTTGGTGAAAAAATTGATAAGTACAACTTCTGTTGGGCAATTGAAAGAATTTTAATATTTGACTATAGCCCATCTGTTATCAACTATTTACAACAACAACGGATAAATGATCAACGTTTATCGTAATACATCATCTTTTTGGGCTACATTTGCCTATTCATCGGGTGAGTTTAACGCCTTCTACCTCACAGCATCCGAAGCTATTGAACATTGCAACAACCCCGATAATAGATCGGAATTTGATGGTGAGTGGTTTCAAGATCGGATAATGAAATTCATACCCCGAAGTTGTGTTCGAGTTGGGGATATGGTTTATTCGTCGGGAGCAAGCGACAAAATGTGTGATTTTGCAAACATCCCTTGCGGATGGGAATTAATACAATCTCAGAATATTTCTTAAATGACCAACACTTTTATCGGAATTGATCCAGGGATAACCGGAGCGATCGCATCCATCTCTTTAGACGGCACGATTAAGTTTATTGATTGCCCAACGACTACAACAACCTCCAAAGCAGCAGGAAAATCCAAGTCTAAAACCAAGCTAAACCCTACATTAATGGCGACTGAGTTGAGTCAACTGGTTAACCCTAACTCAATAATCATTATCGAAAATATACACGCCATGCCGGGTCAAGGGGTAACATCGATGTTTAACTTTGGAATGGGTTACGGCATCTGGCTAGGAATCATTGCCGCGTTAAATATTCCAGTAGAACTTGTCACACCGCAAGCGTGGAAAAAATACTTCGGATTGATTGGCACAAATAAGGACGCATCCAGAGAGAAGGCTCTCCAATTGTTCCCTAGTCAGTCTCAAGAACTGAAGCTAAAGAAGCATCACGGGCGGGCGGATGCTTTGTTATTAGCTGAATACTTGAGACGTAGGTTATAGGGTTTCTAATCTTTAACCAATAAAAAGCACCGCTATTAATTTAGAGGTGCTTTTTAGAGCGTCAATCCATGTTTACCATTTAATTGTAATTACCATTTAGAAGTCTGACAAACAGTTCCCCAACCCTCAAAAATTTCCTCAAATCTTTGAGGTTGCAATCCAAAATAAAATAGAGTTTGGGAGAATCGGTTTTGGTTTTGTTTCTTCCCTTCCACTGCCCGTTTTGGGGAATAAAAAGTTAACCGAGTTGACGGCAGGCAGAAGCGATCGCACCGATTCAAAGCCTTCTTGTACCAAACTGTACTGTTGTCGGTGTTGGTTAACAAGAAGGCTTCCGCTTCAGTCTCGTTCAATGTTGCAATTAATTTATCAACAACCTTCTCAATAAATCCCGCGCTGTAGGGAGGGTTCAACCAGAGTGTTTTAGCCCGTCTCCAGTTCTGTTTGAATCCATCATCTTGAATTGTAAATATCTTTTGAGCTCTAATAATTTGATTGGCTTGTTCACAGCTAAAAGGGTCTAATTCAGGAAATCCATAAAACTTATGGACTAAATCAATCAAATCAGATGGGGTATAATTTTCGTTTGAATCAATTAATGATGGTTGTGTTTCAAACAGACAAAGTTGTTGTATAATCATTGTTGTTTCTCCTTTTGCGTGTTGTTGTTTAAAAGTATCTGATGCTCTACAAACTCAGGTACTTTTTTTTATAATAAAATATTTTGTGTTAAAATAGTATTAACTTAAAATTATTAATTATGGAATCAGAAAATAAGAAAAAGAAATATGGATTTGCTGCTATGAGTCCAGAAAAACGTCGAGAGATTTCTAGTAAAGGCGGGAAGGCATCTCGTGACAACGGAACGCTGTATAAGTTCACTTCTGAAGATTGCAGCGAAGGCGGAACAAAAACATCTCAGAACAAAGACCATATAACTGAAATAGGTCAGAAAGGAGGGAAGGCATCTCGTGACAACGGGACGCTATATAAGTTCACTTCTGAAGATTGCAGGAAAGCGTGGAAAAGAAATTAGGGGAGTGTGATCAATTTTGTTAACTCCGATTATAGAATGGCGACAAATAGACGGAAGGATGGAACGGAACTAAATCAATTCCAGGTTTAAAAATATAAGGTATATTGCTTATACCCGTACCTTCAGGAACTATCAAGCTATTGCCATTTAATAGCCCAATCATTTTAGAATTAATATCTAATTCGGTGTTTAAGTGGAGTTTGGTTTTTTCAAATAAACTACCATTGTTTTTAATTTTAATACTCCATAATCCAGTGGGGTATAAAGCTAAAATACTGCCATTTCCCAATAATGAAACACCCTTACAAGCTGCATCTGATGGGTCAATACTATTTGAATTAACTAAACTATTTGAAGCGTAATCATAAACTAAACATTTATTATTATATCCAGGTTCAGGAAACAAAATCAATAATTCATCAACAGTCATCACAGCATGAATATATCGTTTATAATTTGTTAATTCAGAAATTTCAGTTAAAACTAAATTACCTAAATCTAATAACGCAAACGCTTTAGTTCCTGCAATCAAAAATATTTTACCATTCGGCAGCAAATAAGCACCGTTATAAGCTGGTGTAGAACCCCCTGAGAATACGGTTGTAATCTTTTGAACACTATCATCTAAAGGGTTATAAATTGCTGCATATTCGGCGTGATAAGGGGGAAAAAACACTCTCCCATCAGGCAGTAAAGTCCCCCCTAAATATCTATTGGTTGTGACTGTTATTATTTCTTCTTCCCATGCTGAGGTGATGTTAAATGTGTTTGCTTGACTATTATAAATTAAAGGTTTTTTCCAATTTCTAGGAGGGAAAACAATAGTTTTTTTATCGGCACATAAAACGCCCTTTCCATAACTTGGTGAATTAGTTGCATATTCGTGATTAGCAAAGTCAGCACCCCTTAAATTTGTCAAAGGGTTGTAAATTGAATAGCCCCACGTTTTCTCTGTAAACTTGCAGAATACATTACCGTCCGGCATCAAAACCATATTGTCAATTCTTTTCAAAAAAGCACCAGAATCAGCAACAAATAACATGATTTACCCTCTATTATAAAAAGCACTTAAACAAACCTCTTTGGGTAAAGTTCCCAAAGATGAATCCCAAATTGTAAAACCATTATTATCTAATACTGCACCATGTGTACAATAAAACATTTTTCCTGACGGTAGCATCACCATACCACTAGGGAGTTGCTGTAACGTTGGCAGCGTTGTATGTCCAACATTAGTTAAAATATTATTTTCAATGTGATATTTGTTTATTGTTGAACTATTAACTAAGAAAACATCACCATCAGGAGACAATCTAGTAAAAGCAACGTTTACACCAGTCATCCCTTCTTGGTCTATTATCTTTTTACTGTAAATATCAATTAAATTTAACCCATAAACATTACCAAAGACAGCCAAACCACCATCATAAAGCAATGCACCTTCGTTGTCCCAGTTATTTGAAGCATTAAATCCGTTTGAATCTATTTGTTCCCAAACATGATTAAATGGATTATATATATATGCCTGATATGTAGAACTATTATTAACTAATAATAATTTCCCATCAGGTAGTAATGTTGTTGTAGTTGGTGTGATGTCCGATAAAACAGATGGAGTATTAGGGAAATATTCAAAAAACGTAGTCTTTGGATTAAAAAAACCAAATCTCCTATCAATAGTTGCATTACAAATAGCAACTTTTCCATCACGCATCAATGAGGCATCATTAACGCGAAAAGTCCAATCATTAAGTGCCTGATAAGTTCCATCTTCATTTACCAGTAACCAACTTCTATTATTTGTAACTCCACAAAAAAGAATCCTGCCATCTAACAATAAAACTCTTGGGTAATAATCGGAAGCTGGTAAAGTGAAAGTTGTAAAAGTGTTATCAGCGGGATTAAAAATATAACCCTTGGACGAACCACCATTGGCTGTTCCACAGTAAACCTTGTTATTGAAGTGTAGTACAGCACCTGATGGTTTGTCGGCTATCGCTCCGGTTCCTATAAACGTAAAAGGCATATATACCCCCAATCAGTTAACAATGAATTATTACTAATATAATCTATTTTATTATTTTCTGCTATCGCTCTTTCTAATCCTATTCTAATACTGTCATAATTAGTCAAGGTGTTTACATCATTATCAAGATATCCCCTTTTATTTTCTATGGTTTGAAAATAATATTGTTTGTTGATAAAACTGAAATCGGTTAAAGATGTGTTCTCATCATCGGGTGCTAACTTTTGATTTTCCAAACTTGCTTTGAAAAATTGACTACTTATATAAGAAAAATTTGTTAGTAACTCACTATTGCCAACTTCAAAATTATAACTTTCTTCAGCGATTTCATTGGCATTGATAACAGGAATCAGTCTAGGTACAATATCATCCCACGAAACTAAAACATAAGATTTTAAATCAACTCTATTTTGAGATATTCCATTAGTTATCAATGCTTTTGTCAGAGTCCAGTTTGCTAATTCAAAACTATCACTTTTTTGAGTTGAACTAAAAAACTTCCAACATCCGAGAGTGGCAGGAATATCTTGCGGATTTTTAACAACTCCGGTTTTACGCCAAACATAAATTGCTTGGTCAGTACCCATACCAACAAACATAAAAAGCCCATCTTCATCCGTATTATCAAATGTGAAATTATTAGTTAACTCTTGAGTATTTGCCACCCAGAAAGCACTTGATTTGTAATTAGGCATATAAGATTAATCCCTTAATTTTAAACGGTCTTCTCTCGTCATAGTAAAAGGGTCAATGTAATCCCCCCTCTCTTTCTCTTTCTCGTCATCCGTCCTGATTGCTGTCACAAAATAAACCAAACTTTTGTTATCAATATTATTTATTTTCGGCAACTTAACTGGCGATGAACGTCTAAACTTTGCATTGTCAGAAAAATTGAAAATCTTTTCATTGTCAGAAATATAAGGGAATTTCTGCCTTTTTCCAATATTGGCAGCAAGGTTATCATCCCTTAAATATACCAGATCATAAAATCCGTAGTATTTTTGGGTTGGATAATCAAAACTTCTTGGGTAATTATCTGAAACCCCCTTGAGGATTGCGGGGGTTATCCATGCGGGGTTTGTCCTTGTTCCAGAATAACCAGGGTAAAATCCATAGACGACACTCGTTCCTGTGCTTCCGTAAGTCTTGATGGTATGCGATGCGTCGTTGTTGACAGTCTCGATCTCTGCTATCTTAAATTGCGCTCTTGCTGTTCCGTTTTTTAGGGAATCAACAAATGACCTACTGCCAACCATCTCACCTACCCTAACGGTATCTTGAACGGGAAACGACAAACCTAGCGCAAAATTGTCAATGGCATCATCTTCTCCTGCACTTATTTTTTCAGCAAGATACAAGTCATTGTTTGAATAATTTATATTATTGTAGTATCTAATAATATCATCGGTAACTAATCCAGTTCCTAATACATAGCCTAAACCTTTGTAGTAAACACCAAAAGGAAATCCATAAATAAACTTAACATCATCCGGCTTATAAGAATTTGCTCCTACATAAAATTTACTAAACCTTTGGGCAGAAAACACGGAGTTGAAATCAGTATCTTTTTTGGGCATTGGTATCTCACGACCAACAGTATAAGAGTAGAGACCTATTGACGTGCTTAACCCTTGAGAATCTAATCCGTAAGCGGATTGACTATAGCTAGTACCGTCTCTACATAAATTATCTGATGTTGGAAAGAAGAAATAAGGATTCAAAAATCCATCATAATCAAGCTCTTTTATCCATTCTGGTAAACCCGTTATTTTACCGTCTCTAATTGGATAATATTTAACGCTTGGTGATGTACCATTGACTTCAATAACAGTCAATCTTCTAAACTGAAAGCAGCAATAATTATTTTTACAATTCCTTTTTATAGCTAGGTTTGAACCAACAGTCTCCAATTTTACCTGCTGTTCCGCCCCTTCTAGTAACATGAATATATGACGAGTTTTTGAGATAGAATATACCTTAGTGTTTGCATATAAATTTAACGAGTTTGGCACTAAAGGATCTAACATTTCATCGACATTTTTAGTCTTGTCAAAATCAAAGTTTTCTCTGTTCGTGAGCAGAATTTCAGACATTTTCCCAGGGAATAAACCCCAGTTAGAGCCAATACTTTCTGACCAGGTAAAGTCATCTAATATCACGTCTAAAGGGTGAATCCAGTCATCGGGAATAGCGTCATCGTCCTTTGTTTCTGGGTCGTTGTCTGGCAGGCTTCCTATTAAGTTGATCGGGAATGTACACAAAAGCTCACTAGCCGTCGTCTCATATATTTTAGTGTTATTAAAATATATTTCAGCCATATATTTTGAGTTAGGAGAATCTACAATATCAGATTTCTTGGGGGGCAATTTTTCCCCCGCCTGACTATGAGATGGTTGATCACCGCCACCGCCACCGCCACCGCCACCGCCACCGCCATAATAAATATTAAAAGGTAAAAATCCGGGGTCAGGAGACACTGCAACTCTCTTTAAAACAGCAGAAATACCCCCCGGTGCAACGGGAGGGTCATCGGGGAAAATAGTCCATTTACCTTCAAAATATTGAGAATGTCCAAATTTTCTAGCTTTTCCTGCCCATATTCCATCACCCGCATCGTGAATAGCTGTCATTACGAACAAGCCACCACCGCCTTCTATTGGTGTAAAAGGAGTATCAAAACCAAAGGAATACATACCACCCCGTATCTCAGGCTTATAGCTAATCTTATCAGCTTGACTACTTGCGCTTTTAAAGCCTTCCATACCAATCCCTGCCTCGTAAAACAAAATCTTCCCATAAATACAAGTGTTACCACCAGGTTGAACTGTTGGGGGGCCAGAAAGAATGTAAACACTTTGATGTGCGTTAAATGGTGCATATTGACCATCAAAACTTGCCGTTATTTCAACTGTGAGACTAACAGTATATTTACCAAAATAGGTAGAAACTAAAATGATATCTTGAGGGCTTATCGGTTCACCACCTGCACCACCAACACCATAACCTCCACCCGACCCTCTAGGTGAGACAGTAGCGGGGCTATAGCCATCACCAGGATGGGGTGAATCAGGGCGTTTAAGAATTAATCTAATATCCCTTTCCGTGGGATTGTGTAATATCATTTTACTAAAAACTATTTTCTCTCGTGATCCGATTGCTGCGGTTGGGAGATTATTGGATTTAATATAATCCTCGAATTGCCATGCACTAGCACAAGGATATCGTCGCATTGCCCCAAAATCATAAAGCCAAGACTGTCCAGTCTTAAATGTTACGGGCGATGATTTCTTTACAAATTTAACCCAGAAAACATTGGCTTTTATTGGAATTGTTGTAACTGCGTCTCCTATCGTATCGTGCCTGTGATTTCCTTGGCTTGTTTTCTTGTTTTGGCTCATATAATTATAGTCTCCCAGGTTAATTCTGTTTTAATTCTTATTTCGCTAATCTCAAGAATATTCCCTTTCAATACCTGATCAGGGATAGTATCAGACTCAGAGGAACTAATAATACAATAGTCTTTTTCTAGTGGGGCTGCATAGCAAACGAGAGCGTCACTATAGTCGGGCTCGGAAGCTCTAAACAAAAATAAACAGTCATAGATCACATTGCCTTTATTCGACTCAATCAATACAGGGGCTGTATTGTAATCCGTCACCACCCCAGGTCTTTCCGGTACAGTCCCCAATGACAATACAGGAACAAGAGGGCAGAATGTTGCTCCATCTTTTGTGTTATCAAATTGATTTAAACATTTTTCTATAAAATCTTGAGATGAGTTATATAAAATTATATTGGTTCCGTTTTCGTGCCTAACTATATTAACATCTTTTGCAACCCCAAGAAAATAACCATCAACCGATGTATTTAAAAAGTTGCTATGAATTGTTGTTGCATTTTCAAAGAATGGAACTAAAAGTAAATTAGGGTCTGTTTTAGCATAACTTCCCCCAATTATTGGGACTGTTTCATGGCTGATGTAGATCGTTTTTTGTTTTGATGACAGCTTCCTGCTATCAAAACTAATTTTATCGGGCAAGCTAACAGAGAACAAAGCCGACGACTCATTATAGAAATATCCAATATCATCAGAAGAAAACCTATAAAATGTATTATTCCCTCCCTTAATATCAGCAATAGCTCCAACATATAAATATGGATTAACACCAGTATAACTTCCTCCGTTGTAGGAACTGATCCAGACATAATAATCCCCCGACATTCCCCAATTGTATTTCGCCTGTTCCTCTAAAAATTCAACGGTAGGAAAGAAAAAAATTACTTCTCCTGTACCGAATACTTCTGGTGGCAAGGTTTCTTCAGTCATAATCTCAACCAACAAATAAACTTAACTTCTCAAAAGTAGGCATCCGCCGCCCAACCTCCGCATCCTCAGAACACAGCCACCAATTACAAAATGATTTGATTTGGTGATTATTTGCGATCGCTTCCAACTCCCTCCATAAGAAATCACAGGCGAGTTTATCAAGATCATTCTTATACCACAAACTTGCCTCAATAAAATGTACCGGAATATCGCCAAACATCCCAATTATTTCAGGGAGACGAGCCAAAACAACCGGAGCGTTATAACTCTTGATGTGAGTTTGAATCCCAACTTCTACCGGAAAATTCTTAGCTGGAAAATCCTTAGCTAGTTCGTGGCAGATATTAGCGATCGCACGCCATTTATTCAGAAGATGTGGTTTGAAATCTCCTAAAATTATTCGCGCACCAGGATTAGCAGTATGAGCAGCTTCACAATAACGCTTTAAACTATCGAGGGAATAGTTAGGGTACGGAACCCCACAATCATCCGTAAACTCATTGCACAACACCCACTCGTTAACCTGGGGAAATTTTGCAACCCGTTGACCAACCCATTCCCTGATTGAGTCACAACCGGAAAATGGGCAGGGTTTGTGATGTTTGTTGCCATAAAGGAATTGAGATCGGATGATTTTATCAGGAAAGTTCAGGGGGTTTTTTGTGCCATCTTGATTGAAAGATTGCCAGTGGTAGCCGATCACAACCCCGTCAAACGGGGTCAAATCCAATGGCAAAGAACTTCCACAGGTAAATCTAAGCATCAACTAGCGCCACCTCCTGCCACCCAACCGCCATTGAAAGCGGTATAAACTATTCCCGTTGACGTATCCTTCCAAGACTCCCGATCCGAGTTAGGAGTTTTAGATAAGCTGTCGGGAGTTCCGGTATGGAGTCGCATCCTAGTATCTGTCTCAACCCAAGCCGCGCCATTGTAAACGAAAGAAATAACTGAATCATAACTATTGACGGCGTTATTCTCCTGATACCGCCAACGGGTTCCGGTGGCAGCCGCACCCGTTGGCAAAGTGTTAGCAGCAATTTCAGTATCACTAGAAACAAACCAGCGACCAGTCCCACCCGTTGCTGTGTAGCACGATTTACTATTAGCAGTTGCGGTGGATGTTTTATCTAGTCCGAGCCACGTCTTTTCAGCCCGCGCCCAAAAGATAATCCCATCCTCTAAAGTCGTGATGTTCAGCGCCACGATTGCAGCGATATTAGTTTGCGTCGCCATGTGCATAATTAATAATTCCTTAAATAGCAGCTACAGTTAAGTTTAGCAAAGTCGAACCATATCCAGGGAATGGGGAGTTCCATCCCTCAACATCGTCAGAATCCCAATTATTAATCCCGTCAGAATCCCAGATCAGATTAATAGGAACATCTGAAACCAAGCAATCTAGCTTAGACCCGCTAGACAAGAAAACTTTGGTTTGTAATTGCCACGGATTACCCCGTTCAATCTTTGCATTAAACAGAAACGGTCTAATAGTTAGATAGCCGTCCGTTGATAGAAGATTAGAAGCCACACCCCCAATAAGCATATAATCCTGAGTCGGATTCAAAAGTGTGGTTAAATTATTTTCAACCCTAACATTTATTGATTCAGCTAACGCCATAATATACGGTTTTAAAACTACTTATATTATATAATAAAACAATAGTTTTAAGTTGATTAATTATGATCAATCAGGAATTAGAG